CCATTTCCAAAAGGTTCAGAAGTGTACACAGATGTTTTACAAGTCTGTGTGGAAGCAAAGTATCCTTGATACAATATTCCGCGACTTCTCGTAATTTCACAGGATCTTCCTCTTTGTATCGCGCAAACATTTCTTTGGCAGGCATATCAATCTTTTGATCCCCGAGATACAACTTTGAAACATTGTCCAACTTGTATGAATCCAATTTGTACCCCTTCTTGACTTCATGAAACAAATCAAAGATGAATCGTCCAGGCATCGGAAGGAGTTTAAGTTCATTATCTCCGAGTGCACTCGACGAGAGTTTCTTGTATACCATTTTACACTCGTGTTCCTTGAGTCGACCGAGTTCATAGAAATCGGGGTCGCATCCAACCAATTGTGCGCGTTGATAAATGTATTCCATATCGAAACCAAAGATGTTCCAACCGGTAATGATGTCCACATTCTTTTCATGAAGATACCTTTGGAATGCATGAAGCATCTCACGCTCAGTCTTGAAGCTCACGATGTTTGCACCTTCTAGGTTAGGGTCCGTGTTTTTGTAACACAGACACGTTTTATCATAGGGTACATCCGAGCCAAACGTACACAGAGAGATTGCGATTTGAAAGCATGCGTCTCCAGGAACGAGTGCATTTGGAAACTTACCCGTCGAACTGTTTGATTCAATATCAAGCGAGGCCACAACGAACGGTGCGGTTTCATTCTTGTCCACGGGTGTGAGTGTTTGCCAATCGTTACAGAAGAGATCAATATCCGTACGTGCGAGATACGATCGAATGCATTTAGACCCAGTATCAAGCCACCCACTCGATTGAATCCCGGTTCGGTGCATGAACCTCAGGACAGGATCGATGTTTGATTCGTACACGTGATATTTTTTGAACTCATCATTATACATGAACAATGAATTCACCTTGCGTCTCGCCACGAGACTTTTGAAATTTAGGCGCATGAATGCAAACTTTTCATTATTTTGAAACCCCCACACATCCTTTTGTTCGGTCAAAGAATATGACGTCACATGGTTAGGTCGAAGTTTATTCAGTTGATCATACAGGAGCTGAACTTGTTGTTGTGAAGTTCCAGACGGAAGTTTTACGAAGAAGTACGGGTCGAAGCATGTCGTGACACAGACCGACTTTCCTTGCTCAGTCTTTCCGAAGATACTGATCAAATGTTCGTCTCCTTCTTCAGAGTCTCGTGCCTCCCACGTCAGTGCTTGGAAGACCACCATTATGTGTTGTGTATACATCGAGCCAAAATTTTAATATGCTTATTATATAAATGTCAGCAGCCTTGATTGATCTTGTATCTAAGGGTGCCCAGGATGTGTACATCACGGGTGAACCTCAGGTCAGTTTCTTCCGTCAAAACTACAGGCGTCACACGAATTTTTCTATTAAGCCGGAACGCATGGATTACATTGGTACTTTCGGCTCCAACAATGAAGTCACCATTCCGATTCGTTCCAAAGGTGATATGCTTGGATACGTATGGATCGAAGCGCAAAATATTTCCAACGTCGCGACGAACACCGATGGTTTGTTCTCTGCGAATGCCGCCAAGCCTACGGAGTTCCTCTTGTACATTGGTGGCCAAGAAGTCGCGCGTCTCGATTCTTTGTACATCCAGGGTGTGCACAACATCGTCTACAAAGAAAACCAAGCCCGGGCGTCTGCGACTGTCACGACCACTGAAATTAAGGATAACGCGAAGGGTGTTGACGGCGCGTCTGATTACTACTTGATTCCATTCTTCTTCAGTGAAGACTGGACCAAGTGCCTCCCACTTGTGGGTTTGCAATATCACGAAGTTGAAATTCGCGTGAAGTGCCGCGATGGGTTCACGCCTGCTGAAACGCCCAAGGTCTACGGTATGTACGCGTACCTCGACAGCGATGAACGCAAGTTTGTCACTGAAAACGAACACGAACTTCTTATTACCCAGACGCAATACCAAATGGCGTCCAACACTGATACCGAAATCGATCTCACGTACTTTAACCACCCGACCAAGGCGATTCACTTGGTTTCCGGGAACGCCACTGCGGGTACGTGGGACACGATGTACACGTTTGATGAAGCGAGTATGTACATCAATGGTGTCGCGCTCTTTGAAAATATGTCCAAGACGTTCCACCACAACCTCGCACACGAAATGCACGCCCAAAACCTCGCGGACTCTACCTTGGACACTGCGCCTTTGTTCACGTGGCCGTTCTGTTTGACTATGAACAAGTCACAACCGAGTGGTAGCTTGAACTTCTCTCGCATCGATAGCGCCAAGCTTACGTTGACGAACCCGACCGGTGGTAACCAAATGCACCGCGTTTATGCGGTCAACTATAACATTCTTCGCATTAAGAATGGCATGGCTGGGGTTGCGTTTGGGAACTAATTTCTACTTTATACATATTCACATTCGACACATTTTTGTCGTCACGACTGTAATATTATTCGTGACGACAATGACATTATTTAAAAATAACAGTTTATATTTAAGTAGAAGAATGGACCTGGTTCCAATCAAACTCATCAAGAACAAAGATGTTCGTAATCGATTATTGAAGGTGAAGCTCGAAACCAATGAGATTGATACGAGTGACTATATCGAGAGTCGTATGAAGACGAATGCCGCGGCAAAGTATCTCATGGCGATCGAAGATGCGAGTGAAGTAGCCAAGCAACTCATTCAAGCGCGTGGTATTTTTGAAAATATTGCAAAGGATATCAAAAAGGAATCGAATTATGATTTCAAGTTTAATTGTCGTCGAACGTCTCGCATGACGAAACCGATTTCATCGCATCATAAAGGTATTCAATATCTTCATATAGCACACACATATCCCGGTGGTGATGGACATTATGCACTCGCAAAAGTGAATCATAACAATAAAGTGATTCATTTATTCAATTCAATGGGCGCGGGTCGTGCAGAATTCAAGAATGAACTTCGAACCGTATATGGAAATACATATACCATACGAAACAAGACTGCTACATTTCAACCGACGGGAGGATTTGTCACCACGGATGTGGACAATTACAAAGAACTTCTTCGAAATACAAAGATCAGTGTACGCAATGTCGAAAAGTCATTTGAGATTTCTCAGTATGATGAAATGTCACAACACCACTTTTGTTATATCGAAGCATTCATCGCCATGATGCATGACACACTCGGAACGCCGCTCGGACCAAAAGACCCACGAGACCGACTTGTATTCATAAAGCGTGTGGTATGGGGTCTCATTCACAAGTATGTACCACCATCTCAACGAAAGACTCTCAAATGGAAATACTTTGTGACGAACTTTCCATATTATATTAGAGTTACGAACGCTGAAGGTAAAAGGTTCAAGTTAAATCACATCGCACAGATACCGAATGGTGAACGAATGCGACGAAGTGTGGTCAAGATTGATTTCACGAGTGCCATCAATAGTTCTTGGTCTCTCACGCAAATTGTGAATTGGGCGGGAAGTAAAATATGAGTGTATTATAAATGGTTCTTCCATTCATCCTTATCGGAGGTCTCGCGACAGCGGCGGCATACACATACTTTGGTGAAAACCTTATCACTTCCCAAGAAGCCAAGAGGTTGATTCGTTCAGGAAAGATAAAGAAGGTCATCGATGTTCGTACGATGGTGGAATACAGAGCTGGTCACTATCGCGGCGCGCTTCACATACCTGTGAATAAGATCAATAGGAAGACAACGACTGAACTTCCAAAAAAGGGTTTGCTCGTCTACTGCAACACTGGACAACGGGCCAGATTTGCGGCAGAGAAATTAATTGATTTAGGTTTTGAAGATGTGTATTACATTGCTGGGCACTACTCAAGTCTCAACTGAGACCTTCGATAACCTCTTTCGTCTTTTCATACATTCGCTTCGCGTAGAATGTCTCATCTTGAAGCTTTTCCCAAATCTTCAATCGATACTCCAAGAAATCCAAGAATCTCTCGGGGTCTCGTTTGGACTTGTAGCGAATCTTTTCACCTTTCATAGCCTTATCCATCGCAGCCAACTTGGCTTCGAACATGCGCTTGTCCATAGCATCTGGACTCTCACGGGATGTGACTTCTTCCTTTTTGAGCGCCATTTTGTATTACACGTGTGACATCTTTAATTGATTGTAAGGAGTGCCTTGTCTCGCCACGCGATTACTGTATTTACACTCACACCCAATTCTTTAGACATAGCTTTCAATGTGAGACACTTTCCGTAATAGTTTTTAAGGATGTATCGACTTACATCATCAAGATCATCTAAGAGAATGTCATATTCTTTGTCATAGTATGACGGGATGTCATAGAACTGAAGTTCGTCATATGTAGTTGTTCTACTCAAACAATTTTTACAACTCCAATAAATCCATGGATATGCATACGTGGTAAACTTGAAACCCATGTCCGGGTTAAACTTTTGAGCCGCCCGAACGAGACCGTGTAGTCCCACGCTATTTATATCCTTTTTCGTATGTATACCGCGTTGTCGTGGGTACGTTTTATAGTATACTTCATTTGAAACTTTATAAGCAAGTTTGATGTGATTGGCTATCAGTTCCTTCTTATAAAAGTTCATCTTATATTTTTTATGCATGTATACTTTAGGTATGTTTGTAAAATGTATCAGACTATTTGAGTCTTACCCCGAGGACTTTGCGTAACTTTTGGAGGATCGCGTTATCCGGGATAGCCTTCCCAGACTCATATGAGTTGATGACATTTGCTGGAACACCCACAGCTACGGCTAAATCTTTTTGTGTTTTGAAACCTTTAGCGATGCGCGCTTGTTGAATCGTCTTCGCAACCGAGAGTGACACTTTTTCGTGGGTTCCCAATTCCGTTTGATCCAACTTTTGAGCTTGTGTAACTTCACGGTGAGGCACTTTTGTTTTTTGACTTGGTAACGTCTTACCGTGAATGACAACAGGATTCCAATCTTGATGTTGCATATTTATTATGAAGTGCTTCTATTTTTTAAGAGCCTATCAAGTCTTTCCTTTTCCTTATTCGGAAACACCGTGAGTTGCATGACCTCACCATCCAAGTACACCTGTCCGTGATTCTTCAGTCTATCACATTTCATCACTTGACCAACGCGTACGATATTGACTCTGGTCATCTTTACATTCCCAGTCTTACTATGATGGATCGCGAGTAGAGCTGCGTCTCTCTTTGTCTCTTTGGGAAGGACATCTTCTTCATGGCACACAATCACATGGGCACCCGGACCTCCGTCAACGTGCAACCACCACTCCCTCGGGTAACTCGAAAGGGTCAAATCATCATTCTCCTTGGCACCTTCACCCACCTTGATTTGAATACCGTCA